CATCGTGGTATTTCTGTAGAAGCGAGTAGATAACCTTCATAAGTTGCTTAACGCCTGTTTCTGCGAAATTCCTAGCAATCAACTCAACTCTTGATTGAGAAGCAGTCATTACTTGGGTTACAGCCGTTGCCGTGGTGTGTGAAGTAAGCGCATTCTCATTCATGCCCTGAGACATACTGGAAACACCAGCGCGTGCTTCTCTTATACCGTCTAGGTATTCCAGCATCTGGAATGAATATGGCTGTAGAGCCGGGGTCGCTAATGGCGTTATTGCATTAGGCGATTTAACTCTGACTATCCCGCCGGGGCGTTGCGTTAATAAGTCATCAAGATTAGCCTGACCCTCAAGGACAGCGTATCTACCAAAGTTCTGGTTATACATGTTGTCCATTAACCCGCGCATTAATGTGGATTTTATTAATTGAAGATCCATTACAAGATCAGCAACGCTAAGACCGTAGAATTTATGCGGGATTGTTATGGGGGTTATCGAAACAAACGGTATAGCGTCGATAGCCTCATTTTCAAATACGTAATCGCCTACTGTGCAGATTTTCCTTAACTCGGGGCTCTGCCCCATCCCAATATTCAGCAGAGTTATCAAATTTGTATCTGGCTAATCTCTCTTGTGAGTAGGCATATAAGTCATCACCACCACCTAAGTCTGCTGGGTCTACATCCCCATACATCTCTCTCAAATCAGAGAGGGTTTTCTTAACTCGATGACAAACAAATCTTGATTCCTGTATGTCCTTGGATTCCCTAGCAATCAAGAATTCATCAGGCGGGACGTTCTCAACACGAACTTTGCCTTTTGAATGGCTACGGGCAACTACGAGATCATGGATAATCTCACCACCCACCTCATTCTCTGTATGCTCAATAACCTCTATATCATCATCAGAGATAATGGCTTCTAATTCAATCTCGTTTAATTCCCGATACTCTTCCCGCATGGAGAAGTCTTCTTCTTCCCACCATACCTTGACAATGCCATTCTTCTGCATCAAAGCATCCGTAAACCACGAATACAGCACCTCCCAACCTTGGTTTTGACGCATAAAGACGTAATTAACGTAATCAGTGGCCTGTTTCGCCATTGGTACGTCTTCTGGCCCTACGGGATTGAATCGGACCATTTCTTCTCCCGCTGCGAATACACGCATGAGAGAGGGCTTTATCCACTCAATAGTGTCTGCTACAGTCGTATCAACGAACTGACTACGTCCCTCAACCTCATTTCCGAATGGAAGACCGTAGTAATAGTCCATAGCACTTTCGCGCTGCTTGGATATTGTGTCTCCCATATACCCCAAAGAAGAGGTTATCTCCTCCTTTATGCGGGAAACCAGCTCTTCTTCTGTGATTTTCTCTATAGCCATTAAATAATACCGTAATTCCTGTATTCAATTTCCTCTGTCCAAGAGGGATCTGTGCTTGCCACTGCAAATCGGGATGACATTACGGCATACCGGGTGGCTGACATTAAATCATCGTGTAAAGGGACGATTTTCCCTTCTTTTCGGTGATACATGCGAAATTCTTGCCACCAATCGCCCAAAGTAGAGAAAACACGCAGTTTCCCATCCTCCATACGCTGCAACATGGACATAATGCCTTCTTCTATGGAGTTTCCGCCCTTCTTCTCACCTAATGCTGGGGGGTTTTCAAAATGGAATGGGAGCATGTTGCATCCCAGTTGTCTGTATTGGTCAGCAAGGCCCGGATTGCCCATTGAGTCTTTACGATGTCCATCATGGGGCCAAGCAACTGGTATGAAGGGGAGTCTGCTATTTATCGCAGTTGCATGTATTGCCGGAGGCGCTTTTGATACTCTGTAACAGTCATATACATAAATAATATCTTCATCCCTGTCCCATGCTATCCATACACAAGCCGTAGGATGGTCAAAACCAAAATCTATCCCCGCTATTCTGGGCCAATGCGGTTTCATAGATACTGGATCTACCATCAGCTTCTCTTCACTTATTGGGTAGACAAGGCCAGAACCAATAGAGGGTCTTCCATATCTCCGCATTTCTCTTTCATGTGGGGAATAACTGGCTAGGATCTGCTCCATAACGGCTTCATTGAGATGTCCGCTGTTACCCTTCATGGACATGATTCTTTCTGAAGCATCATCCCATGTTGCATTTTTAATAGCTTGTCCCGGTTTGAGAGAGTTAATGAAACTAGCCACTGTCTCTGTCATGCCGGATTCAGGCGTGAATGTCATATAGACCATTCCTCGCCTGTCCAATGTCCTTGTTACAGCCTGAGAATAAATGTCTCGACTTGGTTCTTCATCCAGCCATATACAATCAACTGATCTTCCCTGCCACTTCTCAACGCCCATTTCATAGGCTTTGAAGAATAAAGATGAGTTCCCCCCAGAGACGTGCTTGATGACTGCAACGCTTTTGGCGTTAGGGACTCCGGGCTTACGCTCAGTCTTTATTATGTATTTCTTAGGGACTGTGCCGGAACCAAAAGCCTCTGGATCGTCGGGGGAACCCAATAATTCAAATTGAACAATATCTCGTGTGGTTTCGTTAGAAACTCCTCCAGCCCATGCTACGATGGGTTGTTTGTATACTCTTCCTTCCCACCAAGGCGGGTACAATCCTGTTAGATGGTAAGCTAATTCCATACTGCCACAGTAGGATTTTCCTATACGGTTAGCAGCCATCAGTAGCCGCTGGTTAGCTGTTGAGCCTGTTTTATGAAACTCTAGTTGATAGGGGTAAGGGTCATACTCGTCTATACGGTTGTAACGCTCACGACTTCTTATTTCTCTTGCGAGCTTTACCGCCTTTTCCAGACTTTCCCGGGTAGCCGCTTGCGTGAATTGCCCGTTCTTGCTTTTTGGCATCTTCCTTCCTTTTGTGGACCTTACTGTTTCCCCACTGCCAGCCACCCTTGACCTTACGTACGGACATTAGTTAAGTCTGTCAGGTATAGCTTCTTCAGAACCAGTTAATGCTTCCAGCTCCCTACGAAGGTCATCCATAGAGGCTGTTTCAATCCTAGAGGTCGATTCAACCCGCTCTACGGGTTTATAACCAGCCCTGTCTAAGATGTCTCTCACAGCTCCTAACCTGACCGCCTCGCTTAAAGCCTCGTTACTTAACGTGCGTAGCTGGCCTAGAGCTGCTGGTACTGCGTCCTGCAGCATCTTGCGAGTCCTTTCTTCTATCTCACCAGAAAACTGGTTCTTTAGCTTGTGACCAGCAGTCTTTGGAACTGCGTATCCTGCTTTCTCAGCAGCCTTAGAAGCGTTACCAGTAAGGCAATACTGTTCTATGAACAGGTCTTGCTTATCGGTTCTCACGCTAGTAAGCCACCCTGTGGTGGCCCTTGTGGCATACCTTGAGGCATCCCCTGTGGAGGGCCAGCCATCTGAGGCGCACCTTGCGTTATCTCTTGTAGAGCTTGGATTAGCTGGGCTTTCTCTTGCTCTAACTCTTGTAGGCGTTGTGTGATAGCCCCAACTACTTGCTCTGGGCTGGGTACTTGTCCTCCCGGCATTCCACCGTTCTGAGGCATTCCGCCGACTCCCGGTTGCATACCGGGTTGCATTCCATTTGGCATAACTTATCTCCCGAATAATCTCCCCACTAAGGGGTATTTTTGTAAAAAGGCTCCAAATCCCGCAGCAGCAGGTCCGCCATAGGAAAGATATTCCATGGATGCTTGTATAGGTCTAGACCTCTGTTGGCCTCCCGGTTGAGGCATTTGAGGCATTGGAGCTGGCATTGGTCTTCCCGGCTGGGGCATCCTCGGCGTAACTTGCCTTGGCGGTAACGCTATAGGTGCCGAAGGATCAGGTCGCATTGCTCCGGGATTGCGTCCATACATTCCACGAAGGAATGTACGGTGTCTATACATTTCTTGGAGTGATTGGTCATGCATCTTCAAATACCTTATTTATGTCATATACCATCGCTGATACATAGTTCTGTAATACAAATGGGAAAATACCATGCAGTATTCCTGCGATGGCGGTTAGAACAAGCATACCGCTTATCTTCCATGCTCGTTGTAAGTGCTTGATATATGTAGTGTTTTCTAAGTGCTTTGCCAAAGTACCCCTCCGGTGTGTGTGGACAATATCGACTTAAACTTCAGACCAGAGGGGGGGCGGGGGGCCTCCTGTGGTGTCGGCGCCACACTGTGGTACCCACGCAACAGTGGATAACTCCAACTGTCCACATTAGCGTCGGCTAATATAATGCAATGCTAACATACTGCATCCTTATATGCAAACA